ACCTTTTTTATAGATTCTTGCATACGAATAAGTTTCAGTTAGTTTTACGCCTGATTCTTTTTCCATAATAGGTTTAACTTTTTGCAATAAAGTTTCCATAACGATATCGCTATAGTGCGAATAAGTTTCAGGTATCTGTTGATCGTTCCAAACTCCAAAGTATTCAGTAAATTGTGAAATATATTTTTCATCAAACAAATGTCTTGCTACTGCTCTTTTATTTAAAAAGTATTGATAACAAAAATCTGCCAACTCTTTTGATATAGCGTTTTTAATAACTTGGTATTTATCTTTTTTAAAACTCATTTTTTCTCCTATCCAATATTGGCAACCATAACAATTCTTTGATCGTACATACCAGGACTTTCTTGATAATGTTTATATTTACCATCAAAAATAATAGCTTTATTTTCTTTTGGTTCTGAATAATTTTTTTGATTTGTTTCATCTAAAACAATAGTCCTACCATTTTCAACTGTATTTAAGTAAACAATTACTACTTTGTGAGGTAGCCCTAAATCAGTATGAGCTTGACTGGCTTTGATTTCAGTATGAAAAGTTAAGTTTAAATTCATACGATAGACAATATTAAATTTAACATTATTGAAATCAAGTATTTCTTTTAAAATAAAATAAGCTGTTTCAAAATATGTTGAACCTATATTGCTAATAGGTATCGTTGGAGTTTCTTCAGTACCTATATCAGGTCTACGCAAAAGAATATGACTAAAGAATGGCATATCTTGGTGAGGAGATTCAGGAACTGTTTTATCATAATAAAACCAAGGCATTTTATCAGATAGTAAAATTTTTTTAAAATTTTCATAATCGTTGGTTACTGGATTTTTTAGTTCTTTTATCATTAAAAATCTCCTGGTCCTGGTGGTTCACTAAACCATGCCATAACTAGTCCGCATGATAATAATATAAATACTAAATCAATTAAAAAATTAATCATCTGAATGGATATCCTAAATTCCAACACACTAAGGAGTGTCGTATTCCTTTGGTTACTGGTTTGACTCTATGCCAAACAAAAGATGGAAAGATAATCACGCTACCTTTCTTTCTAATTTCTTCACACACTCTTGGCTGTGAGCCTTCGTCTGTGTTTCTAAAATCAAACTCTAAATCTCCACCTTCATATTCATCAGGATCGGTTAAAGATACAGTCATGCTAAGTTTTCTTAACTTGCCATGCACATTTTTATTTTCAGGATTGTTATAAAGTTCTTCGTAAGAGTCACAATGCCAGTCATAAAACTGACCTTTCTTGTATTCGGTAAATTGACAAGACTCGCTAAAATCCCATTCGAAATTCCAACCAGCGTTATAATTTGCTTGATGGATGTAAGGTTGTATTTCGTTATATATCCATCTATCTGACATCCATACAATATCAGATTTGCGTTTCTTTTGAATGTTTTTTAGTTCTAATTTAGTAATTTTGTTGGGGTCAGCATTACCTGTTAGTGCTATTTGTTTACTTTGCTCTTGACCATAACGAACTATGTCATCACATATTCTTTCAGGTATGGCTGATTGAAAGTACCAGTAATAATATTTTAGATTCAAAATAAAACCTTCACATTTTTATATTTTTCTATAGCAGACTTAGTTAAATATTTTTCAATGTCATAATGATTTCTTTTCACCTTGTCTTCTCTAACATTATGATGAACTCCTTCTAACACACTATCATCATACTGAGTATTATTTATTATTAATTGATCTAAATTAGTAAACCTATGATCGTATGTTGGAATTTTTAAAAATTGATAAATTTTTTCTATACACTCTTTTGGTTTGCTTGAAAGCTCATCATAAGTAATCTTTATATGATCGTAATTATTTTTTAATATGTTATCTATTGCATATGAATAGTGTGCAGTCATGCCTTGAGTCATTTCAAAATAACATTCTTCATCTATATTTTCTTCTTTCCATTTTTTTATTTTAGAAAAAGAAGCCAGTATTTCAATGTAAGGTCTTTCTAAGATAATAAATTTTGGATTTGGGGTAACATATTTTTTTATTAACTTTACATTTCCAGGCGTACCCCAAGTGCTTCTGTCAATAATGTAATTGCTTTTTAAATTTTTATAATATATGTGTATAGATTCTTTTATTAAATTATCTAAAGATTCGTAATCAGGAAAATTTCTAAAATGTTCTTTTTCTTTTAATTGGTCAAGGGTATTTAAAACATCCGTTACTATAGATTTTTGTGTGGCGGTAATATTGGGGTTTTGATTTAATATAGAAGATAAAAGTGTATTTCCACACCTCGGCAAACCGCATAAAAAATAAATTGTTTTCATCTTCTCTCCCATAATAAATCAGTATAGTTTAAATGTGTTTTAAAAGAAAGGTTGGTTAGTTTGACCAAGTTCCAGCTTTAACTTGTCTAAATACTACTCTCATATCCCAAACGCTTGAGCCTACAAATGGTTCTTTAACGATAACGACTCCTGAACCCCCATTTCCCCCATTTCCGTTATCACCAGCACCACCAGCACCAGAACCAGTATTAGCTGTAGCGTTTGTGGAATTACCTGATAATACCCCTGCAGTAGAACCACCGCCACCAGCCGAACCACCAGCAGTACCAGCCCAACCACCACCTCCGCCTCCACCAGCTCTTGATACAGATGAGCCAGTAATAGAAGAAGCTAAAGAAGAACCCCCATCTCCTCCGTGAGTAGAAGTTGAATCAGCACCAGCACTTGCTGCTCCTCCTCCGCCCCCAGATAATCTATTCGTACTAGCACTAGCTGGAGAATTCCCTCCATCATATCCTTGGTTGACAGTACCAGAGCCCCCAGAGTTAGGAGCTGTGTAGCCTCTTGCCCCTCCACCAGAACCTCCGTTAGCACCATCAGCTTTTGAAACGCCTGCTCCTGAACCACCACCAACAGAAGTGATTGTTGTAATACCTGAACCACTAATACTAGAATCAGACCCATCCACTTCAGGAGTTCCTCCAACATTTCCAGCACCACCTGCACCCACTGTTATAGTATAAGGAGAACTACCTGCAACAGTTAAAACTGATTCAGCAGAAGCTCCACCACCTGATGCTTCACCAGAGACTGATGAACGATATCCACCTGCTCCACCACCACCACCAGAATGATAACCAGCACCGCCACCGCCTCCAGCTATTACTAAATATTCAATAGCTGTGGTTTGAGGTTGAGTGGTAAGAGTTCCACTAGCGTTAAATGTGGTAACTTGTTCTGCTTGAGTTGCTTGTACTGCTCCGATTAATCTAGCCATTAGTTACTCCAATTTCCTTGTTTAACAGCATCATATACTGAATTCATATCCCATATTCCTGAGCCTTTAAATGGTCCTTCAGCTTCTTTGGTTATAACTATTCCTGAACCACCTGCTCCACCTTGTCCTGGTGGGGTTACACTTAGATGAATGCCACCACCGCCGCCTCCGCCTGTGTTAGCTGTTCCAGCAACTGCCCCTAGTCCTGGTCCTGTCCCAAATGGAGATGGGGATGTATCACCGCCTTTACCACCGCCACCAATACCACCGCTACCTCCAAGAGCATATACCCAACCAGCACCGCCACCGCCACCAGCATAGTAAACTGGTGAGCCTGTAATGCTTGAAGATAAGCCAGTACCGCCTGGACCGCCATTTAGTAAAGGTATAACAGTAGGAATTGAAGCTGGAGGAACAAAGTTAGCATTATTACCATTGCTGCCTGCTGCACCAGCACCTCCACCCCCTGATCCGCTACCATATTTAGGGTGAGTGTAGTTATTACTACCGCCTGCATTACCTTGACCTGGAACACCTGTTCCTCCTGGAGCTGGATAATGTATGCTAGGACTTCCAACTGCACCTGTTCCTCCGCCTGATCCACCTGGACCTCCTGGACCTGCTGATGCTCCGCCTGTGCCAAATGTATTACCATAACCACCGCCTTCCGAAGTTATTGGGGTGGGAGTACCTAAAACTGAATCTGAGCCTTTAGTACCAACAGCAGGGACAGTTGGACCACCAGGAGTAGTACCTCCTATACCTCCACCGCCTACTACTACTGGGTAAGATGAGCCTCCAGCTACAGGTAACGCTGTTGCTGTTCTAAAGCCACCTGCACCACCGCCGCCTCCGTAGTAAAAACCGCCACCGCCACCGCCTCCTGCGACAACCAAGTATTCAATTTCGGTTGTATAAGGTGCTGTGGTTAAAGTACCTGAAGAGTTAAAAGTTGTTATAACTTCAGGTTGATCGCCTGGTGGGTTATCTATGCCTACTATTCCGCCATTAGAATTAGCCATGGTTAGACCTCATTCCATTGCAGATTAGTAGCATCCCATTCGTAGTTGGTTGTAACTATTGGATCACCAGTATATGTTTCTCCTAGCCATTTTTGATTATCTTCATCCCAAGATGTATAAACTATATTGGAATCTATTTCTGTAACTGTTGGGGCAGCAACGGGTGC